ACCGAAAATGATGTTGACTTGTTCAAGCGTGTCATGGTAAGTGTGCGAATTGCAATCGACGGTCAAAAAAAACGAAAGGCTAGACGAAAATGTGCAAACACCCTAACTGCGGATGCGCGGACAAATGCGCGGACGCAAACAATCTACAAGTGACAGAGCGCGAGCGTCGGCTAGAAGCGTTGTTGCGTGAAGTCATGTATTTGTTTGATGCGAATGAGCCACGCGAAGAAATGGAACACGCTCTAATCCGTGCGCGTTCGGAGTTGGCGCGATGAATTACGCGGAGTTTTTGGAAACTAAAAAGCCAAGGCGCATAACGCATGGCATTAAAGAGCATGGCCCATTGCACGAAAATCTTTTTCCGTTTCAGCGCGACATAGTTAATTTCCTAATTGAATCTGGACGCTCTGCCGCATTTGTTGATACAGGACTAGGCAAGACAATCATGCAGCTTGAGTGGGCTCGTCACGTTCCGGGGCGTGTCATTATTCTTGCTCCGCTAGCAGTGGCGAAACAGACTGCGCGTGAAGCGAATAAGCTGCTTGGAATGGATATTGATTACATCCGCGATGGTTCAACTGGAAGCAATAAGGTAACAATCACAAACTACGAGCGCGCGGAGTTGTTTGATCTACGACGGTTTGATGGCGTAGTGCTGGACGAATCTAGCATACTGAAATCGTTTATGGGGCGCACCAAGGCATGGCTTTGCGAAGCGTTTAGTCAGCATCCATATCGCTTGGCTTGTACTGCTACGCCAGCACCTAATGACTATATGGAGCTTGGCAACCATTCCGATTTTCTAGGCGTTATGCCTGCAAATGAGATGCTATCGCGCTGGTTTATAAATGACACGATGAACTTTGGGCAGTATCGTTTGAAGGGACACGCCGAAAATGACTTTTGGCAGTGGGTAGCATCGTGGGCCGCGTGTGTTTCGCGCCCGTCCGACCTTGGATATGATGACGGCGCGTTTGCCCTGCCTACGCTTAAGATGACGCATCACCTAGTTGACGCTGATATGACACAAGGCGCGGAAGATGGGATGCTTTTTCGCGTTCCAGAGATGTCGGCAACTTCTATGCACCGCGAGAAACGATATTCACTAAATCAGCGCGCCGGACGCATTGCCGACCTAGTCAACAATAGTGCAGAGTCTTGGATTGTATGGTGCGAAACCAACGACGAGGCGGACGCGCTTTCCGAGGTAATTCCAGACGCAATCGAAGTGCGCGGAAGCGAATCGGCGGACTCTAAAGAGGACAAGCTAGACGCATTTTCACGCGGCGATGCGCGAGTCATTATCACGAAGCCGTCACTTGCAGGGTTCGGACTTAATTGGCAGCATTGCCACAATGTGGCATTTGCTTCAATATCCTACAGCTATGAGCAATTCTATCAGGCCGTGCGCCGCTCTTGGCGATTCGGTCAAACAAAGCAAGTCAACGTTCACGTCGCTTTGTCTAGCATGGAATTGAAGCTATGGGAAACCGTAAGCGCAAAGATGCAAGCGCACGAAGAAATGAAACAAGCCATGCGCAAAGCTGCAAAGGCTTTCGCGGATGGCGTTCACCACTCTACTCACAAGTCATATAACCCAACAAAAAAAGGAAAGTTGCCGTCATGGTTAATCGCAGCGTAAACGTATTAGATGAATGTCACGGTGAAACATGGTCCGCGTATCAGGCAGATTGCGTAGACTTTGCAAGCCAAATGCCGGACAATTCAATAGATTTTTCGGTGTACTCGCCGCCGTTCTATGGATTGTATATCTATAGCGATTCAGTTTGCGACATGGGGAACACGGCAAATGACCAAGAATTTGCCAAGCAATACGATTTCCTAATTCGTGAATTGCACCGCGTAACTAGGCCGGGTCGCTTGTCTGCCGTGCATTGCAAGAATTTAGTCAACTACAAGGGGCGCGACGGAATGGCCGGACTGCGCGATTTTCGCGGAGACATTATCCGCCTGCATACAGCGGCAGGATGGGCGTATCATTCAGAGGTTGTGATATGGAAAGACCCGGTGATTGAGATGCAACGCACGAAAGCTCACGGTCTTTTATGGAAGCAACTGCGCGCTGACTCTACATTTTCGCGCCAAGGGATGCCAGAGTACATATTGCTTTTTCGCAAGTGGTCAGACGGCGAAGCGCAAGAAGCTAGCGTTGCTCCAGTAACGCACACAAAAGAAGATTTCCCTGTTGAACAATGGCAGAAGTGGGCAAGCCCAGTTTGGTTTGACATTCGCCAGACCAATGTGCTTAACGGAGAGATTGCCCGCGAATCAAAAGACGAAAAGCACATTTGCCCATTGCAGCTAGATGTAATCGAGCGGTGCTTGAAGCTGTGGACAAACAAAGGCGACACTGTTTTTTCGCCATTCATGGGAATTGGAAGCGAAGGCTACCAGTCAATTAAGTTCGGGCGCAAGTTCATTGGAACTGAATTGAAGGCATCGTACTTCGCGCAAGCGGTTGGATTCTTGCGCCAGATTGAATCAGAGAGTGCGACACTGTTTGATCTAAACGGAGATGCGCCATGACCAACCTCGAACCCATCGAACCGCCGCCGGACTGGCTTGTTGTCAGCGCGGTTGGCGTGATTGTGCTTGTGCTGTTGTTTCTTGCCGCGATGGCTTACGGGGTGTGCAAATGACGCGCAAAGAAAAGCTTGCAATTCTTGACGAAACGGTGCGGCTGTACAAAGAGCTAGCCGAAATGTGCGATGCGTTTGCCGCGCTCACTGGTGCGACATACGACAAGGGCTTGTTTGATAAAGTGTGGCGGTGCGTTGAGTACCACCGCCGCCATACTGCCGCGCTGATTGGTGATACCAATGAATGGATTGATTGGTACATTTACGAAAACGATTGTGGCGCAAAGGCGCACAAAGCTGGACTCACAAACAAGACTAGGAAAATACGCGCGACACGCGACTTGCTGCGATTGATTGAGGATTGCAAGTGAGACGGCGCGCAAAGGTTGACGCGAACCAATCCACAATCGTTTCCGCGCTTCGCAATGCGGGCGCGTTCGTCCAGCCGCTGCACATGGTTGGCAAGGGCGTGCCGGACCTGCTGGCAATCCGGCGCGGCGTTGTGTACCTGCTGGAAGTTAAAGACGGCACGAAGCCAGCGAGTGCGCGGAAGCTAACGCCGGGCGAATCGGCTTGGCACGCGGCGGCATATTCGCACGGGTACACGGTTGCGGTAGTTGACGGTATAGAGTCCGCGCTTGCGGCGGTTGGGTTGGGAGTGAAAAAATTATGACTACATGGTGGATTGTTTTTGAGCGGCGCAAGGGTTCCAAGACATGGACGCCTACCATAAATGGCGGATACGTTGTCGATTGCGTGTGCTTGGCGAGTGAAGCTAGCGCGAAAAGAGAAGTTGCGGAGCGCGAGTCATGGGATGGATACTCCGAAAAGTGGGAGCATCGCATTGTGAAAGTTGACGTTCCGCATTAAGCGCAAGTTGTAAGTGCCTGCAATCGGCACTGTTGGAAACAATCGTGCGAAAGTTGAAAAAATTCGTTGCGCCGGAAATGCAAAGCCGCTAATAATGGCGGCAACAAAAGAGCGAACCGCCAGAAGCGGGGAGCGCGAAAGGGAAACAAATGAATAACGCAACGCAAATCACGGTCAACGGAATCAAAACCACTTGGGGCGAGTTCGTCGCGGCGAATGAGGCCGAAACCGTAGCCGATGTTTCGGAACAGTTGGCAACAAGTAGCCGCGCGGTTGTAGGAATGTGTGACGTTGTAGAGTTGGCATGAACCGCGCGAAATTTACGAAAGGAAAGAACATGACCGCGAAAATCATAGTAGGAGATAAAGTCCAGATCAGGCTGGGCCAAAGTTGGATGAGCGGCGAGTGGGGAATTGTGCGCGAGGTCAACGGCGATGAATACCATGTAGCTCCGTACAATGACGAAAAGATGGCGCTTATATACAGCCGCGCCGAAATAAGACTTGCGAGAAATTGCACCCACCAGCCGATAAACTAAACCCAAAAGGAACCACCATGACCGAAAAAAAACCATACGATCAAATGAGCCACGAGGAAAAGCTGCATGAATTGTGGCAGCTAACCACGCGGAACTTCCAGCTTGCGGATGAGCTTAAACGCCAGAAAGAGGAAGTGCGCGCCGGACAAAGCTACGCCGAACACGTTGACATCGTGAACGCCATCAAGTGCGAGCGGAAAGAATGCTGCCAATGCGTTAAACGGCTTGTGACTGGGAAGGCGAAATGAAACCAATCAAAGCAAAGAACCTACTCGCAGGAATGTGGATTGCGGTCAACTACGG